TTAGATGTTACCGCGGAGGGCTTATTTTCAAGCCCTCCGTTCACTTAATATTTACAAGTAAATAACTATATAAAAAATGGAATCAAGAAAATGAAGAGAAGTATATAGAGGACGAAATAACAATATTAGTATGATAAAATCAAAACTTCAAATGTAACATGATTGCACACATAAACAAAAATCAAAACTTCAGCATTCCCGTTCAGGTCGTCCACAACAGCATTAGCAAGTACGAGTATCTAAACAAATAATCATCTATGAAACTATCTCGCAAAACAACATTCGTCGTTCTCTTCATCATTGGCTTGTTCATGCTCTACTTCGTTCTTGACGAACTCAACGGAATACGAAATGCTAGAGAAGAAGAGCTCTCGAGTCTCCAGTCGCAGCAAGCAACACTAGATGAGCAACGAGTCCGCCTCAACATGGAATATTGCGGAAAGACGACGGATTGCTCAGACCAGGACATTATGGATTATCAGTTTATCAAATACTAAAATACACATCATATGATAAAAAGTTATCTTGCAGAAACTAGAGTCCTACTGAAAGTAGACGCATTGTTACAGTATATTAGCAACTATTTCTTGTCTCATCCGGTCGGTGGTGGGTCAACAGGAGGTCCGGGAAAGGGAAAGAGCAATCGCTAACTATGCAAACTCGCATCACAAAACTAACTGTCTACAGAGTCAACTACGAAGTCGAACGAATGGACGAAGACGGAAAGCTTCTCTACTTCACTGTCTTCCGAGTGACGCCAACGATGAGAGTGAGAGTGAGTAGGTCGTTGGCGACAGTAGAAGAAGCGTTGGAGAGAGCAACCGCAGATGCGACAATCATAAGTAAACATAAGATGTTATGAACATCTCCCCGTTTACAAATGTGGAAGGATATGGTATAATATAAAAGGTCGAACATTGACATTATTAGAAGACAAATAACCCATCGTTATGAAAGTACATGTAAAGATTAGAGGAATTGCTCCTCTCCTGATGCATAAGTTTAGCGAAGAGAAACTTTTGAAGACGAACAAGCGGGCTGGTGATAAAGCGCAGACTCCTGAAGCGCAAAGAGAGATTGCGAGCCAATACTTGTATACGGACGAAAAAGGCGTTCTCAAGCAACCTTCAATACATCTTGAGATGGCATTCGCAAAGTCAGCCACTGAGTTCAAATTGGCTGGGTCGGGTAAGAAGTCATATAAAGAAATCGTTCAAAGCGCTTGCTTTATAGACGAAGAGTATCTTACTCACGAAAATCAAGAATGGATTGTAGATGCTAGAGCAGCAGTCAATCCTTCTACTCGTGGAAGAATGATGTGCTATAGACCAAGACTCAACGAGTGGAGTTTATCATTCAACATGGATGTTCTGGACGACAGAGCAGACTTGGATGTGATAAAACAAATCATTGAGTATGCTGGATTGCACAAAGGTATCGGGTCATACAGGCCTCGATTCGGTCGATTCGAATTAGTAGAGTTCACAGATGTAAAATAACATTATGAGCGAAAAAAGTATCTCAGATGTAGACGCAGTGATGGACGTAGGACGCACAAATGGACTCTTCGACGCTTCAATCAATAGAGCGGAGTCGTTGAAGAAAGAGCCCTACACAGAAGAAGACATCAAGAAGCAACGATTAGTTATCGGCTTCGGGAACCTTCACATCAACACCGCAAAAACGAAGCTCAGCGCAGTACGAATGTTCGGGTATAGGAACACTCAGCGCTTGCTCAAAGAAGCGGTACAAAAGAAGATAAGGAAAGCCAGCAGGCCATAGTGCCTACCAACGTTGCTCCTTCGAGAGAGGGAGCAAACTGGTGGACAGTATAGTTCACCAAGACTGCCTACTGACGTAGAATGGCGAGTAGACTAGTATCGAGTGAAGACGTGAACAGAAGTTTCGTGGCGTTTCGATCAGTCTTCTAGCTTCGGCCAGAGGAGTGGGCAAAACCCACTAATGAGTTTAGAGTAGACTTGCAACGTAGCGGTACATCGACGTTTTGTGGAGAGTCGTAGAGTTCTGAGTAGCCTTCTGGCTTCGGCTAGAAGGGTGGGCAGAACTCACCAATCCTGTTTAGCGAAGAAAAGCTACGAATCGCTACGCCGCGCGAAATGAAGAAATGTTCTGAATAGCTCTCTGGCTTCGGCTAGAGAGGTGAGCAGAACTCACCAAAACGGTTAAGTTGCGCGTGGTAGAGATACGCCAGGTTGAGAAAAGAAAAGCCAACCTACGCTGAGTTTCGAATAGCCCTCTGCTTTCGAGCAGAGGGGTGAGCGAAACTCACCAGACAGCTTAGCATACTTTCGTGACGAGAAGTGCTGCGACGTCTAGAAGTGAGAATAAAAGAGAAGAGCAGTTGTGTACAGTCTTCTGCCTTCGGGCAGAATAGTGGACATAACCCACTTGCTAACGGTCGATTGGTAGTATCAAAGTATCGCCCATTGTCAAAAATGATAGAATAGACACATGACAACATTACAAAAATTAGTCTCGACAATAAAGAAGCGGATAGTGAAGCCGAAGGTGTATGCAATCGAATTGGATTGCGGAGTCATGGCGTATCTGCATTTGGGCATGGCATACTCTCTCGAAGAAGCTCTCCAAGAGGCCAGTAGGGCTCTCCTGAAGGACCCGACGAAGAGACAGGTGGAGATATCGGCATGGCATTTGAGAAAGTACGCTTTCAAACCTGTCGACGAACTCATCAACGAAGCATCGTCACTTGAGATTCTCCCTGGAGAAGTCTCGATGGACAAAAATCAATTGATGCAAAGAATAGTAGATGAGAAAAACGTAGACCTCTTCCACGAAAATCTCAGTCTCTTCTCAGTGCCAGAGCGACAGATACTGAACGACAAATTGACTGACACAGAGAAGAAGCCACCCACTCGTCGTAAGACTAAATAATACACATCACAGGATAGACAGTTTGACAAGACTATGTAGGTAATTAAAAAACTAAACAACAACTATGGAAGTCATAATAATAATGTTAATAATATGGGGACTATTCGCACTCGCAGGGTACAAAATGGCAGAGAAGCGAGGACGCAATACGACCCTTGGTGCAGTACTCGGTTTCTTTCTAGGAATATTTGCACTCATTGGATATGTAATAGTAGGCAAAACCGAGAAAAAACAAATGGAAGATATGCGAAAATTCGCAAAAATGATAAAAACTAACAATCCGAGCATAACGTATCATGAGAATTCTAACGATGTCAAGCACACTCTTCAGAAAAAAAGAACATGAACTCGAGACAACTAAAGTTGTCATCTCGTTCGATACTGCCCAAACTATTGCAAAAGCACTGACGACTCTCAAGCCGGGTGACAGTTTAGAAATAACTGCGCTCAACCAGAGAGTCGTTATCTTTTGTAGAGAAATGAAGATTGAGACTAAGAAAAAAGACCATGATGAAACACATCTCGGAGATAATTAAGCAACGCTTTGGCAGCGCGCAGACGCAAACAAATCCTTCGAAATCGCCAGACAAGACTTCGTACCTCTAGCAGTGCTTGAGAGTGAAGTAGCAAAATTGGGAATGAAGACCGTTCCGATTATCATTCGGGAAATGCCGCTTCCTGCAACAGTCGAAGAGATTCTTGTTCTAGCAGAAAGCAATAGTCAAATTTGTCCGACTGCGAAACGAGAAGGCATCGTCATTCGCCCAGTGGTCGAATCAACAATGAAAGTAGACGAACACGATACTCGGTTCTCATTCAAAGCAATTTCGAACGAGTATTTACTGGCTACGGAATCTTGATGATAGATAAGAAGAACAGCTCACTACCGAAAGGCTTCGCAGAAAGCGATCTTTTCGAGGTGGGCTGTCTTCATTGCGGCGGAAAGTACGATATTGACATCACATTAGCAACAATCACGACTCTTAGCGATGGCACTATACTTTGGTGGCATCATCGGGGTCAGTGCCCTACTAATCGAAGAAAATAATATGAATCAAAAAACATTTCTGAAACACATGGAAGCTGGATTCGCTAAGAATCTAGATATCGCTCGAGCAAAGAATGCTGACTATTCTGTAGATGATGACGCATTCCAGAACTTTCGTGCCTGTACAGCATTCGGTATTCCTGTAGAGATAGGGATTCTGGTCAGAATGACTGACAAGATGACTCGAATTTCTAATCTTCTGAATAAAGAAGCGAATGTCAAGGACGAGACGATTGCTGATACGATAGCAGACCTCTCAAATTATGCTATGATTCTGAAGGTGTATGTTGAACACGAAAAGAAGAAGTAGTTGTTAACACTAGTCGTTTTACATTCATAGAACGATATGGTATAATATGAATATGAATGAATGGGAAGACAAAACAGAATACATTCAAATCATCGAATTAGGACACTTCGGAGTAGCAATCTGGAGTTTTCCGAATCGAGATACGTCGTTCCCGTCTGCTGGCTACACCTTTGAAAAAGCAGTTGAAGAAGCTTTCAAACAAGGATATCGCCCAGTTTGCGCATACAAAGAGAAGTTTATTATGAGAAACACAAATTTGTGATATGGAAATAGTCAAGGAGCACAGACTGAAAAGTCGACCCGTCACAGATGCAGATGTCAGCAGAGTTCTAGCAGACGTGGAAGAAATGAAGAAGCTCTTCACGAAAGATACTCTAGCGCTTGCTCACTCGCAAGTAGACGACAACGACCCTCTTGCTTTCTTTTTGACAGCAGACTGGGACATCGTTGTCAACCCAGTCATCACTAGATTCACTAACTACTGGGTAGACTGTGGAGAGGGTTGTATGACATTCCCAGACAGAACTGGAATCAAAAAGCAGCGGAGACACAAGATCGACGTCAAGTGTCAGACGATTGAAGACGGTGAATTAACGGAGAGAGAAACAGTCACGTTGTCAAGCAATCCCTCATTTATGTTCCAGCACGAAATCGACCATATCAACGGAATTTATTGTTACGATGAAATACGACAAGATTAAACCCTACATCGAAAAAGGACTCATCTCAGAACAGACGTACCCTGAAAATGAGAATGTCCGCATTTTACGAGAACATGATGAACTCAGAAGAATGGAGAAAAGAGTTAGAAAGTGACTATATTCTTGACGTGATTTAAGAACAAGTGGCATGAACGTAGAACGACTTGTCTTAAGGGACATTTAGCCGAAAAATCTGGGAGAGATTCTGGGTTGTTAACATAGCATCCTTTACACACATAGAATAATATGGTATAATGTAAATATGAAAAATCTTTGTTATGCTGGAGTCGGAGTAGTCATTCTCGTAGCAGTGTGGTTATCGATTTTCATAGGAATCACAGCCATTCTCGCTTGGGCGTTCCAGGGATTGTGGAATTGGGCAATAGTCGATGCTTTCAAAATAACAACACTCACGTATAAGCAAAGTTTCGGAATCATTTTAATTCTCATGCTCGTCGGAAGCGCTCTTAAGAGCGTCACAGTCAATTCAAAATAATATGTCAAAACTTGTAATGCTAAGCGGTCTACCCGCATCAGGAAAATCCACAAGAGCAAAAGAAATAGTTGCTCAGGACAATTGGATTGGCATAAATGCAAAAAAAAAAATGCGGATATGAGAAAGGTCGATCACGTGACATCGAGATTACTAAGACGCTACGAAAGCACAGGTGAGGCAGCAACTTATATTGACGAACTATGACTAGATGGTATTGCAACAAATGCAGAATACTCTTGAAGAAGCCGTATCGAATCAACGTCTTCACAAGAGACCCGAACAAGAAGTACTTCATGAGCAATCTGCCAGTCGTACACACAGACAACGAACAGTATTGCAAGAAACATTTTGAAGAAGTAATCGAAAAAATTAGAAAGACACTATGAAAAAGTATTCAGTCACATTAGAATGCAACACTTTGCATACTGAAGAAGTCGAAGCAGAGACAGCGGAAGAAGCTAAAGAGATTGCATTATGTATTGGTCGAGGAAACTGTTTCGGTGACAGCATGAGTGTGTATGAAATAGAAAAAATATGAAATACAGAGGAGCTGCTGCACATACGGGTCTCGGTGGCAATGCAGGAACATTGATGGATTGCCAGCCAACTGGAGACAAGATGAAAGACGAATTGATTCGTTCGTTTGCTAAAGACGTATACGAGACTTTCTTCAAGGGAACGAAGACTTTCAAATACTACGAGGGCGTAGACGCTCAGTATCGAGACTACGAAGTACGAGCAGGAGTCGAACCGACGTACATGTATGAAGAGTTGGAAATGAAATCATGAACATACCCGAAACACTCAAGGCGTTAGCAGCGACTGACTCTTCGAATGAGAAAAAGAGAATCTTAAAGGAGACGAGGTCTGAGTTGCTAGCAAAAGTTTTCAACGCTGCTTACAATCATTTCATCACCTATGGCGTCCACAAGTTGGACACATCAGACGTGAAGCACGTTCAGCATATCGATGCAACAGAATGGTTCGCTAGATACTTCGTGTTACTTGCTCAGCTGTCTAGCAGACTCGTCACTGGCAACGCAGCAAAAGAAGCGATTTTGGAGCTCATGAATGAGTCGACTGAAGAGTACGGCGAATTGCTAATGAATACCTTAAAGAAAGATTTGCGTATCGGCGCTGGGACACGTGTAATCAACAGCGTGTACCCGGGATTGTTGCCTGACGACTTCTGTATGTCAGCAATGAAATATGACCCGAAGAGAGTTTCATTCCCTGTATACGTCGACACGAAGTTGGACGGTATCAGATGCATCACTGTTAGAGAGGGAGTAGAGCTGAAGCTCTATTCACGTAATATGAAAGAGTTCAGGAACTACCCGACAATCGCAGAAGAACTGAAGAAGTTGAATCTTGACGTTCGCTTCGACGGAGAAATCACGATGGGTCACTTCCAGAATCTTATGAGAACTCTGTCAAGGAAAGAAGATGGTATAGAATTGGCAAAAGACGCTGTCTACAACATCTTCGATGTCATGGATACTACGAAGACGTTTCGTGAGAGATTAGCTTCTCTTGACGACATCAAGAAGAGAATAGACCAACTCGAATTGACTCATCTGAGAATAGTCACACATCGATATGCCGATGACGAAAACGAACTAAAAGCGTTTTACACATCTCAATTAGAAGCAGGGCAAGAAGGAATCATGGTGAAAGACCTCGGAGCGATGTATGAATTCAAAAGAAGCTACTCATGGATGAAGATGAAACCCTGCAATGATATTGACATCAGAATTGTTAGTGTGCAAGAAGGACTTGGCAAATATACAAACATGCTCGGTGCATTTATATGTGAATTGCCTAACGCAAATATAGTTCAAGTAGGGTCAGGATTGACAGAAGTAGAACGACAAGAATTCTGGAAAAACAAAGACACTCTCATTGGTCGAATGATTGAAGTGAAGTATCAGGAATTCACACTAGAAGGCACTTTAAGATTTCCCGTTTTCAAGCGTTTCAGGAATGATAAAGAATAATATGACAGAAGAAACAAAATTAAAGATTAAAAAGAAAATGACTGGTCGAGTAGTTAGCGCACTAACCCGATTTAAGATTTCATTAGCTCAGAAAGGAAAATGCAAACATTCACAATTTGGCGCAAATGTTAGTCATAGCAGTAAAGGTAAAATACTTTCTGATTCACATAAAAAAAAATATCTCTCTTGCAAGAAAAAATTTGAAGTTTTCTCAGAGTACAATAGATAAAATAAAAAAGGCTAAGATTGGTTATTCTCATTCGAAAGAAGCGAGAGTTAACAGGTGACATTTTACAAACATAGTAAAATATGGTATAATATAAATATGAGTAAAGACAAGAAAGTTTTGCTTTCAGTATTCATCGCAGCAGCATCTTTTGTAACTTATGCTAATGTATATGCTGCCACATGCGAGCAAACATGCCCCCGAGTGCAGGTTTCAATAAGTGTAATCAATAATGGTGTCGGTGTGCTTTCAGCAAGCGATCTATTCTCGAATATAGATTATGCTGGGGGTCTATCCGGTGCTAGTGCACAGGGTGATGCTATTTATGAATTAGAAACAATCGGTGAGTATCAAGTCAGAGCAATTCCGTTTGTCGGACGAACACCGCCTAATCTCGATCAGTACAATGCGTACACTGGAACTCTCAGTGGAGATTGTTCTGGAGTAATCACGTGGGGAGAGATAAAAATTTGTAGCATCACATATGATGATGCTCAACCGACAGGCGAAGCTCCAGTAGTTGTCGAGTCTACTGTCGTTGTCGAAACTCCGCCTGCTTCAACGACTCCAGTAGTATTAACTGTTCCTGCTCCAAACCCGCCTCCGGCACTTGTCGTAGACCCGGCGAGTGTGCAGTCAGAAGCTCTTGTCCCGCAACCTGAAGAAACTTTCGTTGAAACACAACAACCCTTACAAATACAGAATTCTGCCATCGAAGCTCCGAAAACAATCACACCCTCGAAACCAGTAATGGAAACTACCATCGTATCCGAAGAGCGTGTAGCTGAACCTATCGTAGAGGTTCAGACTGAACAACTATCAGTGGTCGAGACGCAGCCAGAACAGACTGCAGTTGAACACTCAAATTTACTCATCAAGTTTTGGAAAGCATTCCTAAGCATTTTCGCATTCTAATCATATGAATAAAGAACAAAAGAAATTCAAGAAAGTCATAACTCTCGTAAGCATTCGATAAGGTGATGTCATCAGCATTGTCGCAAAGGAAATAGCTAAAGAGTTTTTAGAAAAACACAAGAAAGCTATTCTTGAAAAGTTGACTGTCGAAGATGTCAGCAAACTAACAGCTGACAAAGTCTCTACAAAAATAGCAGAGACGATGATAGTCACATTTGAGGAAGTTAATATCCGGACGGAATTGGAGAATCATCCGAAAAAATAGATTTTCCGCCTGCTCGTATTCTCTTTCGATTAGTCGCAGTCCCCTCTTCCACGTAGTTCGTAAGTTCTGCAATGCCCAACAGTGCAAGACACACAGACCAGAACGAATTCCCACTCCAAACGGGTTTTCCATTTCTTCTGACATAGATGATATGATTGGGCACGGTGACACAATGAATAGAACCCGAGTAATCTATCCAGTAATCTGATTTTCGTTTTTTGTTGACAGCGGGTCTATTTTTCTGAGCAATAGTCATTATCGCGTATGTTCGATGTCGCCCAAATCCATTTGGTGCGGGTCTACCGATATTGTCATCAGACCAATATACATTCGCACTGAGCCCTCTTAAAAAACACAAGCGTTGGACTTGGTCTGCTAACAATTTTGAAGTTGTGCTATAGCTCGTCTGCGTTTGACCATTCTTTAACTGTTTTCTAGAGCCGTCACCTAACACTAATGCATCGTGCAGAATAGTCAATTGTCTGCTTGACAGCGCAAATACCCACTCTGGCAGTTTTTTATTCGATGACCCATGCCCAAGATTTTCATCGCACCATCTAGATAATTTTGCAGAAAAGAAATATGTGCTGCCATCATAATTATTTTTGTGTGCTTGTTTGACGTTGAAAGGCAACTGTCGTAATGAAGAAAACATTCGATCTGCTTTCGCTCCCTGCTTTTGTGAAATACAGATATACTTTCCTTTCAAAGTGAATCCTTCTGATACATAGTATCCAATAAATTCAAGAAAGATGTCCATTGGGATATGATGTTCATAGAATTCAAAAACATCTTTTTCCCGTCCAAGCCATTCTGCATTCTTCTTGTATGAAATAATTTTCCCTTCGATCTCGTGTGGCTGTTTCAACAAATATGGTTTTTCATATCCATCGCTAACATACATTTTATGCAACGGAGTAACAACGAGATCAACTTGAGTTGTTGCAATTTTATACATCTTTCCAGAGTACTGTTTGTTGATAATGTTGGTGGGTTTCTGATATTCAATGAAACGATCTTCTTTTAGCGTAGCTATCTCATCAGTATATAGCACATCTTTGAAAAGTTTCCAGCCTACTCTTGTCAGTACTTCTGTTTGATCGTCATAACAGTCACCATGACCCTTAGAAGACTGAATAGCTTCTAGGGAATTTGTGACTGCACAAATTTGAGTCAGCAGACGATCGTCGTTGATGATTTCTATTTGAGATCGTTCAACGACTTTGTCGAATGCAGTAGCCATCGTCTGTTTCAACTTTTGGTTGAACACGATTGGAATCATCTGTCTTGGAAGCAGACCTTGCTCGTCGAATGACTCGAATTCACCTCGTGTGTTGTCGTAATAGAGACGATCGATGCCAAAGTTGTTTATTACTTTCTTTAGATACTCCAGCTGAGTGGGAGCGAATTCCAAGAAGTCTTTTCCGTTTGAGTAAGACCAGCCGTCCATCCACTTCTGGTGAATCATAACGAGCTTCTGATTCGGCCTGTGCTCTAGCACTGTCAAGTGCGAAGGGTGAGATTTCTTTCCGATGTCGAATCCAGCGATAACTTCCCCCTGCTTTGCGTATTTGAGACTTGCTTTATGAGGGACGAGGTCGTGATTGACTACTTTTCTAGTCAGATACTCTCTCGTGAAGAAGCCTTCAGTAGAATAAACTGGAGTACAGAGATACTCTCGTCTGAAAATGCGGTCTGTTCGCTCAATTCGTTTTTGTTCGAGTTCTGGGAGGTCCATCCATTCGGGCCATAGTGCTTTGCCGTCATCAGAGATAGCTGGAAGAATACGTACTGAAAATCGTCGAGTAACGTCTTTGTTGAAATAGAAGTCTTCATCTGTCTGCGGCGTACCTGCACAATGCAATTCGCCGTCAGGTTCATTCGGCATGTCAAGAATGTTCGACTTAAAAATCTCATTGATTTTCTTAATGATTGTCGGATTCAATTGATTTTCTGGGTCTTGGAACGGGTCGTCTACATATACATAATCACAGTGAATACCTCGTTTGAACTGCACAAGGCCGTGAGGCTCCAGAGAATAATGCGTGACATCGTCCCATGTGTATTTTATGACTGATTCAGCAGTTGGTTTTCTATCTCGAAGATGTCTGAAATACGGGTTTGATGCGACCGCTTGCTTTATTTTTCCGACATGATAGCCAGCCAAGTCCTGGCTGAAAGAGAAGTAGTGGGCTTCGACGTTTTTCTGCGGAAGCTCGAACATAATCTTCCACATGATGTGTGCATAGAAAGAGTAGCTCTTGAAATGATTACGTGCTGAGACTCTCATTGTCCGTTTATTCGAACCCAGCAGTCTAGCGGTGTTGTCGACGTGCTCGCCAGCTATAAAATGTCTAGAGCTCTTCGAAAAAATAGCATTCACAAAATACACGAAGTCACCTGACGCTCGTGTAATCGTTTTGATTTCTTCAGTCGAAAAGGGAGCAATTAGATCATCACTCATAATACAAGTATACTATATACTATAACAATAAATATTGTACAAATATAGAATAGTATAGTATAATATGTTATAGTGATTGTTTTTGAGCACTCGCAATCAATTTCAGCACATCCGATGCGCGAATTGCTTCATCCTCACCTGGCTTACTAGTAGTAATTTGCTGAAGCTTAAATAATCGATCTTCGTCAAAGCGAATCTGGTTGTTGAGCTCGATAATGAATCGCTTATCCTGGACTTTTGTCTTCTTAAGCTCGTCATCGAGAAGAAGTCTATTCTGCTTCAGACGCTCGCGGACAGCGTAAATAGCACCATCGACAAGATACTCTGGAGGGAATTTGCCCTTATTCTCAATCACCCAACGGATCGCAACAGACACCTTAGACTGACTGCATTGAAAATGCTCACAAATTTCATACATCTCCCATTGCAGAACAAAGTAGGCATGATAGATGCGGATATACTCCTGATGCGGCGCATCGAGAGCAACATATTTTTCTTCAATCTTACTCTTTTTTAACATATAATGATTATATACCAACAATGAAAGTTAGTAAAAGAAACAACAACTTAGTCATATCGTTCAGCTACGACCCATACCTCGTAGAGGTTGTGAAGCAGCTGGGAAATCGCAAGTTCGACAACCGTGCGAAAGCGTGGACTGTGCCTCTATCACAGATCGATACAGTGTATAACAGATTGCGCCCCGCTGGCTTTTCGTTTGACAACGACGTGCTGAACATCTACGAGAAGACGAAGAAAAAACGAAAGCGTCTTGAACGACTACGAGAGGGTTCATTCAGCGAAGCAGAACTCGCAAAAATAATGAGCGTCGGATTGCCGCTCTTCCCGTTCCAGCAGAACAGTGCTGGCTTCATGTGTGCAGCACAAAGCGCGCTGAATGGTGACGAACCCGGACTTGGAAAGTCTATCCAATCGATCGCAGCTACTCGCATTTTAAGATGCGAGAAAGTCTTAGTACTGACATTTGCAACATTGAAAGGTACATGGGAAGAAGAACTTCACAAGTGGGTTCCTGACGTGAAAGCAATCATCATCAAAGGAGAGAAGAAATACAGAGACAAACTGTGGCAAGCAGACCACAACTATTACATTGCAAACTATGAGCAACTTTTGAGAGACCTTCCTGAGATTCAGAAAATCAAGTGGGACGCAATCATTGCTGACGAAGCAACTAGAATTTCTAATCCGAAAGCAAAGACAACGATAGCCATAAAGAAAATCAATGCAAGATTCCGTTTTCCTCTGACGGGCACGCCGTTGAATAATTCTGTTCAAGACATCTGGAGCATATTAGACTTCTGTGACCCTGGGTCGATGGGGTCGTACTGGCAATTCCTTGACAAATACTGCGAACTAGACGTCTGGAAGAATGTGAAAGCATACAAGAATCTCAGTATCTTGAAAGAAGTTATTCGACCGATGTTCATACGTCGACTGAAGAAAGAAGTACTCAGTCAGCTTCCAGACAAGTTGTACGATTCAATCTACATCGAGCTCTCTCCAGAAGAACGCGCATTCTACAACGCAGTTAAAGATGAAATCGCTGAAGAATTGAAAGACCTCGGAATGAAAGATCGACGCGGTCTCAGCAACGTTATGACAAAGATGCTACGGCTGCAACAAGCTACAGACAGTCTATCGTTAGTCAGTCATGACAGTTCGAAGTCATCGAAGCTAGACGCGTTGAAAGAACTTCTTGAGATTATCTGTGCTGGAGAGAACAAAACTATCATCTTCACGAAGTTCAAGCAGATGGCGATGATTCTCATGGAAGAGCTGAAAGAGTATCACCCGCTTCTGATTGCAGGAGGAGTGACAGAAGACGACAGAAACATCAACAAGAAGTTGTTCAATGAGAATCCGAAGCACCAAGTGTTAGTCATGACAGATGCTGGAGCATTCGGATTGAATCTTCAGTCGGCTTCTTCAGTGGTTCATTATGATTTGCCATGGAGCATTACTAAGACTCAACAACGAGAAGATCGTGCTCATCGAATCGGACAAAAAGGAAATGTGACAATCTACAAACTGATTGCTAGAAACACGATTGATGAGTACGTTTTGAAAGTTTTGCACCAGAAGCAGAGAACTGCTGAAAGAGTATTAGGAGATAACGACAAGTTGAAGAAGCAGAGTGTATCAAGAGCCATGCTTCAGAAGCTACTTCAGTAATTTACACCATGCAGAAAGGTTCAACACACACAACAGAATCAAAACTCAGAATCAGCGAGTCTCGCAAAGGAAAACCTTCTGGGATGTTGGGTAAAAAAATGAGACCGTATTCAATAGAACACAGACTAAAGATAGGCAACGCGTTGCGCGGTAAGAAAAAGGCCCCTCTGTCAGAAGAAAATAGACGGAAAAGAAGTGAGATTCTACGTGGCAAGCCTTCTAGAATGAAAGGAAAGAGACATTCAGAAGCTACAAAACAAAAAATGAGTCTTTCTCATGTCGGAAAACAGCATTCAGAAAGCGCAAAACAAAAGATGAGCGAATGGAAGATTTTGCATCCTAACAAAAAATACAGCAACACGTCGATTGAGAAGAAGCTACAAAAAGTATTAGATTCTCTTGGTGTGTTGTATTTAGCTCAACACCCCATAGAGAAGATAGCAATCGTTGACTTTTATATTCCAGAAAAAAGGATAATACTAGAATGTGATGGCTGCTATTATCATAATTGTCTTATCCATTATCCAACCTTTCATGTTAAAAGGAGAAAGCATGACATCAAAAAAAACAAAACAGCTGACAGAAAAAGGATATAGCGTTATAAGGATTTGGGAACATGAAAAATATGAAAAGCGTGATATACAGAAGCTGTTGCAATAATGTGGTACAATTGTACATACTTGTCAAAATATGGTAATGTATGACTATCAGCAATGAAAAGGACAAAAAGGTCGAAAGGCGTCCGCGCGGCTGGAATTTACGAGCGCTTAAGGGAAAGAAGAAAGATAAGAACAGCCCTGAGTTTAAGAACTGGCTCGAGAAGCATAGAGCTTCTAGAAGCAGGACTACTCGGAAGAAGCTCGAAGAATTAGCAAAAGCGCCATTGTCTGCAAAGATTACAAATACACAATAGCAAACTATGAGCGAAGAACAAAAAACAAAGCTACTGACAGCCAGACAAATCTGGGCTTCTAAGAGAATCTACTGGGTGACGTCATACAAAGCGCTGCTCAAGTATATCTCTAAAGACTACATTGAAATCTTCAAGCCAATCACGACTGGCTCGAAGTCTGGTAAACGATACTACGTTCGTGAAGAAAATCTAGAGAAGTTCATCAAGATGTTTGAGAACAACGAGCTCAGCTAGTAGCTAAGCTGTCAGTTGTAGTCAGAAGTCCTCAGGGTCCTACTCGTTAACTTGGTCAGCAAGGTATGATAGAATCCACATCATAACCGCAAATCGTATGCAGACAAAAAATCCCATCCCACAATCAAATAAAATTGACAGTCAACAACTGCTTGGTCTTAGGAGTTTTCTCCTAACGGGAAGATGGGCCCGTTTGTCAGATCAGGCAGTTGTTGCTTGTTAATTTTATGAAAGAAAAACAGACATTTGATGAAATCAAGAGCTTCGTAGAGCATTACGCTCGTTTGGGAGACATCGTAAGCACACACAGGGGTCTAGCAAGAGCATTCGGAATAGAGGGCGGCATGCTCATAGGCACATTTCTAAGTCTCTACTCATATGAAGTAAAACGTCCAGATTCGTTGCCATTCGAATCTGTCTGGAAAGCAGACGGGTCTGTGTGGTTGTCAATCACAGTTCCACAGCTCGAAGAGCTGACTCTCATCCCGTACAGAAGAATGCTGGAGTTGCGTAGCGAATTCAAAAAAGCAGGGATTCTTCTGATAGAGCAGAATAGAGGCAAACGAGAAACGTTGTATTCTCTGGATGTCGGAAAGTTGTTCGAAGTCGTCGACAAAAGAGTGAGCAAACTCGACGTCGCACAGAAAATCTCATACTCTCGCGCGTACGTACGTCGCGATATAACTAATAGTAGTAATACTACTAAAAAGAATATAACTACTATAAATAATAATATCGAATCTACAGTGGCTTCTACAGTGGCTTTTGACTCAGACCAGTACGTTAAAGAGAAGTTGTTGGGAGTCAAAGAGAGTAGAAAAGATTTATGGATAATAGGACAATTTGCAAAATTGAAAAAAATCAAATTCAAAGATGACTCTCACATCCAGTCATTCATCTCGCAGAACATCAGAGCAGCTAGAACAATCAAAGACTTTCCAGACTCTGACCTTCGCAAAGCAGCGAAGTATTGCAAGAAACATTATGAAGATGACCGCGTCGATGGCGGTCAAGACCCTCTCCCATGGAATTTATACACTATGGGAAAGATATTATCAAGCGGCGTACTAAACAGAGAAGACTAACATGTCAGACACAGGACTATCATTTGTAAACGACAACGACATCGAGCACCAGAGTGCGACAGCAGCTGAGCTGACGATTAAGCTCTGCCCGTGGTGCGGAAACGACAAGTACAAACTCTATGTCAACAAGCAATCGGGATTGTACGACTGCAAAGTCTGTGGAATGCAGGGCAATCTCTACATGCTGAAAGCAAAGTATGGCGCTCTCAACGACATCGCGACAGCAGATGTGCTTCGTAAAAAGTACACGCCGATGAGCATGGAGACTTTTCTTAAAGGAAGAAAGGCATTTGAAGAGAGTGAAGGTGCTCAAGAATACATGCGAAAACGCGGATTCACAGATGAGACTCTCGAATTTTTCAAAATTGGCTTGCACGAAGAGTGGATTCTCATACCGCATTTTTTCGAGAAGCAGCTTTGGAATTTCAAAATGCGTCGCTGGATTGGAGATAAAGCATTCAAACGTGTCTCAGGCCAGCCCACTGTTCTCTTCAACGCAGACAGTCTAGATTGCGACAAACCTGCCCTGATGATAGTAGAATCTGAGACAGACTGCATGGCTGCTAGACAGATGGGAGTAGAAAATGTAGTCGGCCTCACAGGCGGTGCTCAGTCATTCAAACCAGAGTGGCTGAAGATTTTCAATAAGTTCAAAGAAGTCTATGTCGTTCTCAACTCTGACGAAGCTGGACAGAAGGGAGCACGAAAAGTAGCTGAAAAAGTCGGATTCCCGAAGTGCAAGAATGTTGTGTTGCCTACAAACGACATCAACGATTATCTCAGAGAGCAAGACCCTGCTACTTTCAAAAAGTTTGTCAAAGAGAATGCATATAGATTTTCAATCAAACACATCTCTGACGTCGGTGATTATGTTGCCAACATCGACCAGTGGTTCGATCAAGAGGGCTCTCTCGAGGGATTGAGACTAGAAGACTTCCCGAAGCTCGACAAAGTACTGAACGGTTTCAAAGCAGAAGACCTCATCATTTTGATGGGAGACTCAGGTGTCGGTAAAACAACATGGGTGCTCAACGCAACGCTCCAGATGATTCGTGAAGATAGGAAAGTATTGCTATTCTGCCTCGAAGGAAAAATCAACTACTACATTCTCCGTATGATGAGCATTCATTCTGGAAAAAAGATTGAAGAGCTCAGAAAAGATGACAGCGAATGGGAGATACTCAAAGACACTTTCTCAGAATTCCCTCTCTACTTCTACTCGGGTGCTCAAGCAGACATGGACCCGAAAAAGCTGGGAGAGCTTTTACCAGCAGCTGTGAAGTCGTATGACATCGAATTCGTAGCCATAGATAACCTCCAAAAACTAGTCAAAGGGTATGCAGATGTGTTTCAGCGTACAGGCGACGCCATTTCAGTGCTAAAAGACTTAGCAGTCGACTTGAAAGTTCCGGTGCTCATCATCTCTCACGTCAAGAAACTGGATGCAAAATCTAAGCACAACATCACGATGCATGATGCAAAATCATCATCAACTATCTACCAGGATGCAGATACTGTGCTCATAATCAACGTGAAAAAGAACGGAGACTACGACATGGTCGTCGAAAAGAATCGAACGGGCGAAGGAGGAATTCACATTCCGATTTCTCTCAACAAAAACATTGCAAGATATTACGAGACAGACGGTGTTCCTTCAGAAGAATCAACGGTCGACAAGAAGAAAAGTGATTCACAAGAAGAAATAGAAGCTGACTGGGAAAGTGAAGAGCTCTAGTTATTAACACTCCCAGATTTTACATCTACTGGGTGATATGGTATAATATAAATTATATGGCTAAAAGAAAAGCGGCACAACTAGACAAAACAGAAGAACGGAAGCGACTCTCTCTAGAAGACGCCTCCTTCATCGATAAAAGTGGCAAGAAGAAGATGCTCTTCGATGTCATTGATAAAGAAGTAGATTGCTGGTTCCTAAAGAACAAGGGACTCTGGATATTGACTCATGCTGCAACAGAAAAGATTGCGTTGAAAGCAGGCATCAGCAGCAATTATTTAGTTGATGAATCTCCGAACGTTCAGCCCACGTACCAAAATGAATTGGAGCACATCGTCCGCGTGACAATAAAATGCAATGCTAAGAAGGGCTCGGGCTGTGTTCACAACGAAGATGAGAACACGTTTACAGTAACAGGAGAATCGAATCGTGTAAATACGCCCCATAGGGGGCGTGGTTATTTGCGTAAGATGGCTGAAAAGCGAGGATTCGATATCGCAGTATTGAAACATCTCGGCCTCTACACGACTGTATTTTCAGAAGACGAAGTAGACGAGTTCAAGAATCCTAGCGACAGAAAAGACGTCGGTCTTCTTCCAGGTTCTAAAGAGTTTGAAGCGATTGTCGAAGAAATCAATCTCATTCTCAATGCAGCAACGAAGCAAGAACTGAAAGCAGCTGGCTCATTTATTAAAAAGCGAGTTGCGGAAGGAAAATACTCTGAAAAGCAACATAAATATCTCAAAGACCTCTTTAAGAAAGAAGTCGCAGAGAAAGTTGAATCATTTTGAGAATATGAAAACACAAGAATACCCCATCGACAGAATATCGGCGTCAATGATTAACTCCTATTTGGAGTGTCCTCAACTTTTCTATTACCAATACATCGCTAAGATTCAACTACCTCAGAAGCAACAGCATCTGCTCTTTGGTAGTGCTATTCACAAAGCGCTGGAAATGATGACGAAAGGAGACCCGAATCCCGTGTCATGGTTTGATAAGACTCTCGATATCAACAAACTGGGTGAAGATGAAAAACATCTTCATCCAGAGCTTGTCAAACTGGGTTACGAGATGCTTCAGAACTACAAAGACTACTATCCGAAGCTAAATGGTCTCTATCGACTAGAAGGCGGACAGGCTGAAAAATACTTCCGCAGAAAACTTATCAATCCAATCACTGGTCAAGAATCGACTCTTCCATTCTCGGGGGTGCTCGACCATCTTACGATCGAAGGCCGGATTATCGACTACAAAACTGCGGCGAGCTTCTGGGACCCAGACAGTGCAGCATCAAAAGTCCAGACTCTCCTCTACAACCTCTGGTACTATTCAGAGTTCAATGAGGTTGCGGAAGAGACTTTGTACTTTGTCCTGCTGAAGAAGTACAAACAGCACAAGCATGACCAGGTCATACAAGTGGTGTCGACACATGTCTCGTTAGAGGACATGGCGGCAGCATTTGATGAGGTCGAACTGATTGTGGAAAAGATTCGGCAGGGAATCTATGACGCTCCAAAAAGCGGAATTGGATTCTTCGCGAAGCAAGAGCTTGCTCGTTACGAGGAAGCATTGTTATTACAAGGTGGTGAAATATAACAGATAATCATTATGTCAGACACTGTAAAAATTAAGATTGCGAAAGTTGGTCGCAAAGAGATGCCTTCAAAGTTCAAGGAAGGAGAGACCTACAACATCACAAACATCTTGGATGAAATCTCTGGACGCAAAGGTGCGGCCATGGGTGCATTTGCAGATAGTTGGAAAGTTGGAGATACTGTTGAAGGTATCTGGGAGAAGCGTACTTGGAAAGACAAGGACGGCTTCGAACAAGAGTCTTGGAATATCAAGAACCCGAACAAGAAAGAGTTCAGGGGTGGAGGTGGCGGCAACTGGGGTCCTCGCAAACCAAACATCATAGATGCGTATATGGTTGCGGCGACACTAGCGCCAATCATCTTCAAAGACAAGAAAGTCAAGCTTGACGACATCGCCAAGTTGGCAGAAGAAGTCTTGAAGAGACTAAACGCTGCTACACCCGCTGCTGACACAAAGAAAGCTGAGGGGAAGGATGTCGATCTCGACAAGGAGGAGACTCCTAAGAAGAAAGCAACTAAAAAAGATGCTGACTTCGATGTCGAGGAAGAGCCTAAGTCGACAAACAAGTCGGAAGACGAGGATGAAGACGAAGACGATCCGTTCTAATGGTCGATAAATTATCAACTAGGTTAGTTAACTCAAATCCGTCATGGACAAGATTGAACAAATCGTAGCGACTATCGAAGGCCAGCTTGCTGAGATTAAGTCTGAGATCGAGACGGCGAAAACGAAAGGTTTCGTCTATGCTCGAGCAAAGAACATCCGCAAAACTGCTCAGGAACTCAAAGTCGCAGCCCAGAACCTCCGGGTCATGACATCTGAAGAGTTCAAAGGCTCCTCTGAGGAGTAGTCCTCAGAGGCAGTCTTCACGGAATAACAGACTATGTTGTCATTCATAGCACAATTCAGCAAACAAGACGGTCCCAACGGGGCTCATCAGTATAAACTGATTCTTGATATCGATGAAGCACATCGAGCAGGTTTTCTTCCGATAGCTCAACATTACTCGAAAGGAGACACATTCTTAGTCTTGATGTTGCCAGTCGATGAAGACTTCGCCAGCTTTGGTGAAGTAATCAACGAAACTAAAGACATGACAATAAATCGTTTGCGAAAGCAAATGCATGCTCTACTTCGTGAAGTAGCGACAGAGAAGGGGTTGACAGTAGCTGAAGTCAAAACTTCTCTCAAGGAGATGCTCAAAAAGAAAGGGCACCTTGAAAAATCAACAAGTGAGCTGGGAGTTAAGGGATTCGCTGCGGCAATATACTTGTTGCAAAACGAATTCTAATCACAAATTATGAAAAGTACGACATACGAAAAGAAAGTGTATTCTGCTCGCGAAGCATTACAATTTCTTCCGCAAGTAGCAACTGAGCCGACTCTAAGAAAGCTCATCGATGAAGACTTGCTGAATGAAAAGTTGCTCGGAGCAATCGTGCAACGAGTGGGGAAGCAGAAGCGGTATTACATACCCGCTAGCACCCTCAGTCGGCTCGTTGCATCTTATTAGCACAAACAACAGTCAATGGCAACTTACAGACATCCGAGAACACAGGATACGAAGTGGGGAGCCTTCTGGGTCATGGCTAAAGATTTCGACTCTGGCAAATATGACAAATACATCATCCAAGAAGAGGACACTGACAAAGTCTATACATTCCTGCATGAACGAATTGTCAAACACTTGAGTAACAATCCTGGCGACAGAGACTCTAGAGAAGGCTTCGCCCAGGGCAAGCCATTCATCAGACTGCGATTGCATTTAGCGGAAAAAGAAAATGAGTAATCTAACAGACATCTGGAACACACAAAGAAACTTCCAAAAGAATTTCTTCAATCCAGACAACATCACAGAAGAAGAGAAGATCGCTCTCTCGAAGGAATACATCCTCAGCATGCATCGAGAACTCGGTGAAGTTCTCAACATCATGCCATGGAAATTGCATCGAGCAAATGAGAAGGACTACAACAAAGAGCATCTTCAAGAGGAGCTTATCGATTGCTTCAAATTTCTGCTCAATGTCTGCATTCTGCATGGAATGACGCCTGAGAGCTTCGAGAAGTTGTTCTTCGAAAAATCAGCAATTGTTGAGAAGCGATATTCAGATGAGATGGGACACAATCCAGCTCAACTGAAGCAGCCATTCAAAGAGTATGAAGAATCTACACCAGAACACGCATAACGAAGCACGTCCGTTCTTGGAGATATACGATTCTCTGATGACGAATGGCAAAGAAGTTTCTCCTCGAGGACTCCTGATTAAAGAACTCGAGAACGCAACGTATGTCCTTCCGCCGTACGTTCGCTTCGCCAACTTCGATGCTAGAAAACTCAGTGTGAAATACATCAAACGAGAGTTTCTCTGGTACTTGAAAGGCGACAGATACGACACTAGCATTACAGAGCATGCTAGTTTGTGGAAGGGTCTCATCAACGAAGATGGCGGAATCAACTCGAACTATGGTCAGTACATCAACAAGCAATTCGACAATGTCATCAAGACTCTGCAAGATGACAAAGATTCTAGAAGAGCAAGCATCATGATACTGTCAGTAGACCATCTGCTTTCAGTGACAAAGGATTATCCTTGCACGTATGCTCTCAACTTCAGAATCAGAAACAACAAATTGAACATGACAGTTCATATGAGATCGCAAGATGCGGTCTTCGGGATGGGAAACGATGCTCCGGCATTCTCTTTCGTCCAGGAGATGGTCTTCGTCGCTCTCAAATCAGCGTATCCAGAGTTGAAGATGGGAGAGTACTTCCATTTTGCAGACTCTCTACACGTCTACGAACGACACTTCGAGATGGTCAATAGACTGCTAACTGACGCTGAATCGACACCAGATACCTTCAAAGCAGTTGAGTGTCCGAGGATGTCGTCTCCTGAAGAGGTAGAATACCTAAGGAAGACTGACCTAGGGCACACAGATGTGAACGCAGTGCCTGAGAACTTCACTTTCGCACGGTGGCTGCTAACAGAATAACATGGCAAAAGACACTGACACAAAATACAAAGTGCTAACTGGCTGGGACGACTGGTCTGATATCGTGCTAATCCTGAAGAAGGGACATGAGACTCTTGAACGACGTCTGAAAGACAAGCCCTGGTATTTTACAGTCAAGACGGTGGACTTCAACAAGTTGGGAGGAGAGAAGAGGTTCGGAAAATCTGTGAATGCTGGCACGATAGAAAAGTTCGTTGAGAAAGGCGACTACACTCTCATCTATTGTAAATACACGTCGAAGAATCCGTTAGTGTCTAAAATTGTATGTGGTCTGAAAAAACTCGGTGTCGTCACGTACGAGTCAGACCTCTCACGAACGAAACGTTATCTTGTTGACAACAAGGTGCCCATAGCAGAAGATTTGAACATTCTCTATTTCGACATCGAAACTGACGACTCCAGCGGAGCAGGAATAAAGATTGGGAGAGACCGAATCCTCTCATGGGCAGCATACAACAACCGCGGAAAGAGCTGGTATTACGACGTAGAAGATGAAAAAGCATTGCTTCAACGGCTGATTCGATTGATAGACAAACACGACATTTTCGTCGGTTGGAACTCACAGAAATTCGACCTCCCGTATATCCAGAGCAGAATGGAGAAGTACGGATTGAAGTACGACTGGAGAAGACGAATTCATCTCGATTTGATGAAACGCTGTATCAAGCTCTACACATACGAGATGGACAAAATCGGATTGACGGGTTTCGCACTCAACGAGGTCGCTAGAGTCTTCTTGGGTGAAGAGAAAGTGAAGCACGAAGAGGGAATCAAAGAGATGTATGATAACAACAGAGAGTTGTTGGAAAAATACAACCGCAAAGACTCTGAACTTCTCATGAAGCTAGATGCGAAGCTCGGCATCATCCAGCTGATGATAAACGAATGCAAGTGGACTGGAACAACTCTCGACAGATTCTACGTAGGAGAACTTCTTGACAACTACATGCTTAGAAAGTCGAAAGACCTCAAGCAATATCTCTATTCACGACCCACGTACGAAGAAGCAGAAGCTAACAAAGTTGTGCATATCATAGGCGGGTACGTGAAGCCACCGATAACTGGACTCTACACAGATGTTCGAATCTTCGACTTCAAGTCGCTGTATCCATCAATGATTGTGAGTTGGAATATCGGTCCTGACTCGATGGACCGTGAAAAATCAAAGTTGGGAGATGTTGAATTCAGAAAGTTCCTTACAGACCCTGACAGAAAGATAGAAGACGTCGACTTCAACGAGTGGTACAATTTCCTTATGAAGCAAAAGAAAAGAATAGACCCGAAGAATGAGTGTTGGCAGACTGCTAACAATAACTTCTTCAGGACAGCTGTAGATTCATTCATCTCCAGCTTAGTCGAAGAATTGCTTGAGTTGCGTGGTGAGATGAAGAAGAAGTTAGAGGGTCTGAAGCCGGGGTCTCCAGAGTACGGGAGTACTCGTTCTTCTCAAGCAATCGTGAAAGAGTTAGCAAATTGTTTACATCCGAGCACGACACTGTACGTGCATGATGTCGATGCAGACATCTACCGTGCTATGTCAGTTAAAGAAATTCACGATTCAAATAAACAATACGAGATACAGTCGTATAATTTTAAGAACGACGCTGTCGAGTGGCAGCGCATTAGCAAAATCTGGAAGACATCGTCTCAGCATTTAATAGCAATTAAGCCTGCGCATTCGTTACAGATTTTATGCACACCTGAACATCGTTTGTTTGCTACGTCATTTGTGAATCCCGCATACAGAAAGAATCGAAATCAAAAGAGCATCTTATCAAATTCTCATATGCAATTAACACAATTGAGTATTCTTGAATTACGAAAAAAGACTGCTTGCGACTTACAACAATTCGATCTGCTAGTCAATCTTGCATCTACTACGTACACTCAAGCACAAGCAGAATACTTAGATTTGCGTAAGCACGACTATTCAGTATTAAAATCTGTATCGACACCTATGCTGCATCTGTCATGCGCACAAAAAAAATATCGCAATCAAGATCTCGTACAAACATCCAGTGCTGCATTTAATGAACTTGTGCAGTCAAGATACGTCAATAGACACAAACAAAGTAAACAGTCAAATAACAGGTATCACCACATGATTGAGCTGGATGACAAACTGTGGGATGCGGTAAAAGCATTGACTCTTGAAGAAGTCATCGAGTATGAACTTCGCATTAGTTTGAGTGATAACGGGCATAGAGTTCCGCTAGCATGGCGAATAACAGATAATCTATTATGGGTGTTTGGCATGTATGTAGCAGAGGGCAGCGGCGGAATAAAAAAGAACTCGAAGGGACAGACAACTGGTGGTATTGTCGTGTCAAACACGAACACACACTATACTGATAGAGTTAAAAGAACATTTGTTGAAGTAGGCTTACATGAAACGAGAATCAAAAATAATGCAGTCGGGTGTGCTATCTTAAATGCATTGATTGGGGAGTTTTTCTCAAAAGAGTGCTATACTTCACAAACTGAATTCAATGCTACGACAAAGAGTGTCCCACGTTGGATTTTTTCTCAATCTAAAAAAGAAATTGCTAGCTTTATAAAGGGCTATGCAGACGGTGACGGAAACTCAAAACACAGAGATAACTATATCAGATGCACGACTGTATCAAAACAGTTAGTGTATCAGATCTCTGATCTTTTAAGATACGTTTATGAACGACCCGTCGAGATCACAACAGCACCCCCGGCTAATGACAATTGCAACGTGTCATATCGAATGTTGATGAATTTGAATGTTGCTTCTAGTATCATGACGTACTCATCAGACAAAGCATACACGCTAGACTCTATTCGCAATATAGGCAACTTCGAATATTCTGGAGATGTGTATGATATCGAAGTTGAAAAAAATCATAATTTTTTTATCGGATGCACTCTCAGCCACAACAGCATGTACGGGATAACGGGCGACAGAACATCTAGATACTTCGACAAAAACGTAGCAGAGTCAATCACGATAACTGGACAATTTTTGAACAAAGCGGTGTCGAGCATCTTTGAAAAAGTGAGTTCTCAAAAAGTAATTTATGGCGATAGCGTAGTGGGCTCTACAAAAATTAGATTTAACGATAGACTTTTAACATTCGACGAACTTTGGAAAAAATTTGAAGTGAGAGCTGTGAAAAGAGGCACTAAAGATATTGTTGATTTTGATATACACATGCCGCATGCTCAAACGTATTCGATGCTATCTAAAAAAGCAGTGCTCACAGATAGAAATATAGAAAAGAAACAGCACGTTAGTAAAATGATTCGTCATTGGACTACAAAAGAGCTATACGAGATTACTACTGAGTCGGGCAAAAAAGTAGTAGTCACAAAAGACCATTCAATGATCGTGAATCGCAACGGAAAGAACATAGTCGTACAGCCGGCAATGATAAATATGAAAACTGATTTATTGTATTGTAAAACAAAACGTAAGAAAACAACACCATCTACTGCATTTAAGAAAAATAGTAAACCCTGGTGTACTGGATTAACTAAAAATTCAGATGCTAGAGTAGCGACTCGTGCTAACATGGCTGCAGTGGGATTGAGAGAGTACTACAATGTAGAAGAGTCACGTCAAAAAGTTAGAGTAACCCGATTGAAACAAAAATTCGGAAAAAAAGAAACCGCACTCGAGCGTTACTTCGAAGCAGCTCTGAAAAAAACAAAAATACATTATATGCGACAACACAGTATTGAGCGATATTGCACACCCGACTTTATCATACTAGACAAAAAAATTGCTATCTTTTGTGATGGTGAGTATTGGCATCCAGTCGCAGGAAAAGCTATGAAAAAACTGAATACTACGCAATTGCATAATTTAGAAGTAGACGCTAGACAGAATGCATTGCTCAAGAAGCGTGGATGGACGGTGCTACGTTTCACTGAACATGAAATCTACACAGATATAGACAATGTCATTAAAAAATTGCAAAAGATATGTCATTAAAAAGAGAAAAAATTGTTAGCATCAGAAAGATACAGAATACTGGTCAATACGTGTATGATTTTGAAGTGCCCAGCACTCAAGCATTTTTAGCAAATGACATCATCGTTCACAATACTGATAGCATTTTTGTGCCGCTACCCGGCACTCATGAAGACATCGACAAGCTGAACGACGACATTGTGAATCCTAAATTAGTCAAATTCCTGAATGAGAAGTTTCATCTGACGACAAACATCGTGCATCTAGAATACGAGAAAGCGTACAGGAAGATGATTATGGTCGACAAGAAACGATACACTGGAACGATGATGTGGTTGAATGGTCAGAAGACGGACATGATTTTCTCCAAAGGCTTGGAAGACGCAAAGAAAAACACAATTGGCATCACAAAGAGAGCTATGAGAGACTTGTCCAAGATGGTCACATACGAAGACAAGGGGAAAGACCATATAGTAGAATGGCTCAACAAATTAAGAGAGACAGTTTTTGATGAGAAAACTTCTGTTTCAAAAGAAGACCTCATCATCAGTACTAGGTTGTCGAAGCCGACATACAAATATGCTTCAAAATCTGCCCACGTTATCTTAGCTGAGCAAATGGTCGAGAAGGGATTGATTCTACAGCCGAGCGAAGAAGCAGATGCTTGGGGGACTAGAATAGATTACATCATCTCTGCTTCAGTTCCAAAACAGACTGCTGTGCATGTCGATGATTATGACGGTACGTGGGACAGACGATATTATTGGGATACTCAAATCTACGCCCCCATCATGAGAATTCTACAGACAATCTGGCCAGAACACTCAAAAGAATGGGCTAGCTACTCGTTGGCTGAACAGGAGAAACTGAAAAGAGCGGAAGAAAAAGAAATTCGTCGCATCGAACGAGAAAAAGAAGTTGAAGCAAGAGCTCAGCGAAAAATAGAAAGAGAAGAAGCGAAGAAAGCAAGAGAAGAAGAAAGACTTCAAAAGAAAGCAGCTAGAGAAGAAGCAAAGAAGCAACGAGAAGAAGAGCGCGTTCGCAAGGCTGCAGAACGAGAAGAGAAAAAGAAACCGAAGCAGAAATCATTATTCGAAGAAGCAAAGAAGCAATGAGAAAAAGAGCGAGAGCAACGAAAGAAAGGACGAGAAGTAACGGCTGCGTCGAAGCAAGCAAAATAAAATTATAATAAGTCTTCAATAAAAAGTAGCATGCAACAAAAAGATAGACGCGGTGAAAAGATACGATTGAAACTGATAGGCAACAAGATGTCTGAAAAATCAAAATCGAAAATGCGCAAAGCACATCTAGGAAAAAAAACACGACCCTGGACTGACGCAGAAAAAGAAGCGTTTCGACAAGCCAGATATCGCACAGTTGAAAGACTTCTAGCAGAAATACCAGCTCTTGAAAAATTAGGATATCGCTGTATACCCGTCGGTCATCGGACGACTCCAGACATAATAGCGATCAAAGGAAAAGATATAGAAGTGACGGGTGTTGAAGTTGAATACGGAAAACCGAATTATGCTAAATACGCTAAAAACGCAAAAGACTACTATGATGACATTTTATGGATTTTAAGAGGCACGACTCTTCCTAAGGCTGTTATATTTGAAGGGCCTGACGGGTGTGGAAAAACACATATAGCAAAAGCATTTGTAAAACGACATGTCGAATTCAATTATTTCAAATTGAAAAAAGACAAAGTATACGTAAAAGACGTGTCACCCGACATCCTGAAGCTAGGTCATGAATTAGAAGCAGAATTCTTTATCTCGTTTGTGAGACAGGTTAAGTTCAACGCAGCATTTGATCGAAACTACCCGAGTGAGATATGCTACGGAAGAGCATTCAGAGCAATTGATGAAAAATACTGGAGAATTGTAGATTTAGAGCACTCGAAAATTGGCACAAAAATTATTTTGTGCATAAAAAATGCTAAACGCAAAGATACTTTGTTTACTAGAAAGCAAGTTGAGAAAGTTCAAAAAGAATACATGCGTTTTGCTAAAGAAACAAAATGTAAAATTCTAGTTTTAGACACGACCGATGAGAATCTGAAAGAGCAGTTAAAAAAGATTGACAACTTTGTGTATGGGTTTAGTCATACAACTAAATAAAATACCCTCGAAAACACACCTTTACAGAGCTTGAACGATATAGTATAATGTAAATGATATGGAATCAGTCAACACTCTCATTCTCGGCGGCGGCATCAGTGGAATAGCATTCAGCCACTTCTACGACAAAGACGACTATCTCATTATAGAGAAGACTGACCGACTCGGCGGTCTTTGCAAATCATTCAAAGTCGGAGACTCTATCTTCGATTACTCGGGTCACTTCATGCATTTCAAAGATATTGAAATTGAGAAATACGTGAGAGACCTCGTGGCCAAACATTCAACTGGGGAATTCAGACAATACGAAAGACGGGCAGGAATTGCGATGATGGGCCCTGACGGCAGAGTTAGTCAAGTGGTAGACTATCCATTCCAAGCTAACATCCATCAACTCGACAAAGGCGTTTTCATCGATGCTCTTACTGACCTCTGGTACGCTGGAATAGCAGACAAAGTGACAGGTCATATCGCTTCGTTTGAAGACCTTGTCAGAAACACGTTTGGAAACAAAATCACAGACATTTTCTTCAAGCCCTACAACGAGAAATTGTATTGCACAGAGTTGAAGAATATCTCTGCTGACGGAATGAGAAGATTCATACCGAAAGTCTCTTTCGCTGAAGTGATTGAAAACTTCAAAGCACCGAAAAACTTCGGGTACAATAGTCTCTTCTTGTACTCTCCGACGTCGGGCATTCAAGGTCTAGTAGATGCGTTCGTTAAGGAAAAAACAGTGAACGCATCACTCAATGAAGAAATAATAGACATCGACATCTACCAAAAGATAGTGAAGACTGACAAATGTACAATCACATACGAGACACTTATCAACACACTGCCATTAAATCTATTTACTAAACTAACTCATCAGGCGGACGTTGGTTTGAGAAGCGTAGATGTGAATGTCTACAATATCACATATAAAGGAGAGAGTTCTCCGACCATCGACAATCGCTGCTGGGTGTACGTTCCAGACGAGCATATTCCATTCTACAGAGTCGGCTACTACAGCTATATGTCAGGGAAACCCGACACTAGCATCTATGTCGAAGTGTCTACTCCCTCTGGAATGCAAGATGTCGCACCGTCTCTCGAAGAAATTGATCGATCGCTCAGAAAGCATGGCTTCATTTACGATGATGCAGTCATCAAAGATTCTCAGCAACTCTTGATGTCTCCAGCGTACGCAATCATCGAGACAGATACTGATTCAAAAGTATCAAAGTATCGCACATCGTTGGAAGAGCAAGGGGTCTATTTGACAGGGAGGTACGGTCTCTGGACATACTGTTCGATAGAAGACAACATCAGATGGGCAAAAGATTTAGCAGCTAAACTTAACACCATATGACGAAAAGAGAAGCATTAGAAATCATCAAGCAAAAAATAGAAGGGTGCAAGAATACTCCTCAAAACATGCCAGATGATTGGAGAAAGGGGTTTGTCGACGGTCTACGACAAGCATATCGTTTGATTAAAGATAGCAGAACAACAACATAATATGAAAGGAGCAATATTTAATGTCGGTCCTCTAGACAACAAGTACTCGGGACCTCACACGTACGCAGATGTTCTTTTCCCATTTGTTAATGAGCTTCATAAGCACATGCAGCTCGACTGGGTGGGAATAGACTTAGACAACTCAACAGATAATCCAGAACTTCAGAAAATTGGAGTTCACTTTCAGCCCGAATATCTACTCGGAATGCGTGACTCAATACACACGAAAATGAAGAGGTCTTGGGACTTCTTTGATGCAAGCGAATACGACTTCTTGCTCTGTCAACCTCGCCCTTTGACGAACAAGATTGAGAATGAGATTCTCTACAAGCTCATCAACACTTTTCTAGACGCTGGCAAGAAAGTATTTGTTTGGGAGCAGGATATGTTCACAGACGAATTCACTGACAGAATGCGTGAAGAAGTCATCTTCCTGCACCCAGCTATCGTTCCCACTGGGAAGTTCAAACGAGAAGTATTTTTCCCGTTCTTCACGTACACTCGTCACGACCAAGAGACACCTGAAAGGAAACTCGATTTCGTATTCCTCGGGAATATCTACTTCCGTCAGCCGCAAGCACTGCAATTTTTCGCACCCTTGAACGATGCGTCATTCGACAAATTAGTCTTCGGAAGCTGGGTTGCTGACGAAGAGAGAAAGAAGTTCTCAAGTCAATTCACTAACTTTAGATTCGCTGGCAGCACAAACCATTGGGCAGCGATTCCTGTCATGCGAAGAGCAAAAGCGACTCTTCATATCGTTCCAGACTTCGCAAGAGACAGGGGTCTGATGACTGCTCGTGTGTTTACTTCACAAATGGCTCGTTGTCTGTGCTTCTGCGATGCAGGAGTGGTCGGAGCAGAAAAGTTCTTCCCGAAAGAATTGATTGTTCAGAGCGGTGATGACATCGTCGCTCGATGGGATGCCGTACAGGTAGATAGAATTCGACTTCTTGAAGAACGTGACAAGCTCATGAAAGAGCACACTGTCGAAAAGAGAGTAGAGCAATTTCTTGCACTCGTCAATGAATAAAGAAGAATTGAAAAAATACAGCCGTTTGATTGTCGACAAATACGACGTCTCTCGGTTCACAGATGCAATCCCTGACGATTGTGTGATGCCAGGATATTTTAGTGGCAACAAAGTTCTTTTCGTTGCACAGAATCCAGGACTTCTGAAAACAGACACCGATGACGAGTACTTTGATGCGTATTGCGATAAAGATTACGACAAGCTAGAAATTCTGTATGCTAAAGCACTGAAATCAAAGAGAGGAACGTATGGAATCTTTATCAACGACATCTACGACGATGACTGGTCTAGCATTTCGTTCACAAACGTTTTCAAATGCCCGTTCCAAGACAATATCATTCCGAAATACATCCCAGCACGCGAAATAAAAATTCTTGAGAATCAAATTTTGTTAGTAGAGCCATTAGTAATCGTAGCGGTCGGAGCAGTTGCTCGGGATGCGATGAAGCAAATCGAATGGCTGGTGAAAGACAAAGTCATGACTGTCAGACACCCGTCGTATTTGAAAAGAATTGGCGAGTACGAAGAGACAGTGAATACATATAAGGTCGAGTTAACAAATAGACTGCATGCAACTTCAAAACCCATTCAGCGATGAAACAAGAACGCTTTTCATTTGGAATTATGCATGATATAATATCAATATGGGAAAACATTGGAAGCACATTAAAACAAAAGAGCATCAAGCAAAAATCACTGCTGCATTGAAAGGGAGAAAAAACTCTAAACCGATGCCAATATCGATGAGACGAAAAACTAGTCTCCGTATGAAAACAAAAAATCCCTCAAAACGAAAAGAAGTTAGAGAACTTCTCAGAATACGAATGCTGGGAAATTCTATTGCAAACGGACGCTCATGGAAATGTTCAGATTCTTCTAACATGAGTGGCGATAGAAATCAAACATACTCAAACAACAAATTAGAACATCGAATCGCAATTGCATTAAAAGAAGCAAAGTTCGAATATCTGCAAAATAAAAGAATCCAAAAAATAGCAATCGTCGATTTCTATCTTCCAAACTTTTCAATTATTATTCAATGTGATGGATGCTACTGGCATGGGTGTGAAAAATGTTGCCCAGACAGAAATACAAATAGGCATAAGATAGATGTCGAGCAAGATAAGAAATTAAAATTAGCTGGATTTAGAGTTTTTAGATTCTGGGAACATGAGATAACTACTGATATTCAGAAATGTATAAATAAAATACAACGGTATGCATCTACAAAATAATTTTTCAGATGAGACAAGAGCATTATTTATATTCAACTATTCATGTTTTTGGTGTGGCACAAACGGGCAAGATGCCCTCCACCACATCCTGGGTCGTGTTTCAGACTCGCCCCTCAATGCGTGTCCTATTCACAATCACAAATGTCATATCGGAAATGGAAGTCTTGCGACTTTTGAAGTCCAGAAAAAATTACTTCAAAAAACTTTCAACTATTTGAAAAGCAATGGATACTCTCTTACAACAGATGACAAGATGTTCATACGGGCAAATGCAAGATACTATAAAAATATCAGTCATGAAGAATCGTAGACAATGTGAATCATGTGTGCAACGCTTTCTAGGCACTGTCGTTGAAGACTTGCTCATGGAGAAAGGTCGCCTCGAAAGACTTTCAAAAAACACAATCAAAAATGTGATTCATCTTTCACGTACTCCCAGTTTGTACTATTCGCATTATGACGCTCGTTTCGACTACGACAATATTCCCACATACGCAGACGTCAAGACTACGATGAGCTCGTTGGCAGACAAGATGACGATAGCGTACTACACAAATCTAAAATTAAACAATCGACAATTCAAAGAGTGGGTAGACTTCCTAAACGAGAATCCAGCTTACAGATTGTTGATTCTACGTCTGTATATTCCAGACAACATGCTTTTGGGATTTGATTTTCGTCAGCACACTCACAAAGGAAAGTTCACAGACCACAAGAACGAACTGAAGCACGACATCGGGTTCAAGCATTCTTCAATTCTTTTTCAGTACGACGACGTCTTCAGCATCGAAGAGCTTTCGAAGATTAACAACGAAAAGTTTCGGCAATGGAATCGTCATGACCTTTGTAGCGAGTATGGTTGCGTGTTATAAGATATTTACGAAGTGTATTAACAACATAAACAATAGTAATGAATAACAAAACTTATTGTGGAATCGACAATGGACTTTCTGGAGGAATAGCTGTAATAGAAGGCAAGAAGGTTTTGGAATTGCTCACGATGCCGACAGTGCAAGCTACTGACACACGCGGAGAGTACGACGTCCATGCTATAGTAGAAATATTGACTAGACATTCTGATGCAACGGTGGTCATCGAGAAGGCTCACGCCATGCCGAAATTGGGCACCGTCTCAGCATTCTCATTCGGAAAGCTATACGGAATGATGATAGGCATCACAGCTGCTCTGAAGATGCCTTACACCATCGTTCATGCGAAGACGTGGCAGAAAGAGATGTTCAGAGACCTCAATTCTGAGAACACTAAACAAGCGTCAGTCATCATAGCAAAACAACTCTATCCAGACCAATCATTTCTAGCTACTGAACGAAGCAAAAAGCCGCATGACGGACTCACAGATAGTCTCCTCATAGCGACTTTCGGGCAGCGTCACAATCTTTGATTGCTGACGCATTTATCTGCATATTTGCAGATGGCGACTATTGGCACAATAAAAAGGTTATGAACACAACCCATTTTACTAACGGTCGATGATGTGGTATAATGTATAATAAGTTATCAGGTAATTAACAACAACATGAGAGAACCAAAAACAGTGATTCCTCGGATTAAGCTCATCAAACGAGCTTTGAAGATGCCGTTCCATGTGTTCTTCCGTGAGAAGGACGTGTGGTGCTTCTGGCTGGAGAATGAGAAGGGTGTGCACCTTAACTGGACGTCTTCTTCGATAGCGGGCTCAGTTTCAGAAGCGATGTCGTATGTTCGACATGAAGTCGAGATGGGTGCAATTGCAGACCCAGACGCTAGGAAGACGAAGGAAGAAGAGAAATAATCATGAAAGTAGAATACTTAATTTGTGACCTCTGCGGGGTCAAAATAGATTTCGAGAAAGGCGACAAAGCAGCTGGCAAGATTGAAATTGCTCGAATTCGTTCTACTTTCGGAAAAAGCGGAAGCGTAATAACGCCTTTGTCACCGTTCTATTCAGAAAGAGTCGGTGAATTAGCAAACAAAGATGTCGTCGAAAAGGTCTACATCGACACTTGTGAAAAGTGTTCTAAACTAGTCGAAGACTTCTGCACTGAAACTAAGAAGAAGCAGACGCCTGAAGACTTTAAAAAGAAAGACAATGAATCCGACAGCAAATGAAGTCAAAGAATTTCTCAGGGAATCTAACGCAATTGAGCGTGAGTACTCTGAGGCAGCATTAGAAGATGCACATGACGCATGGGCTCGTGTGATGTCAGTAGACTTGCTGACATTCAAAGATATTCTAGCAGTGCATGAGCATCTCATGAAACGACTTCGTCCAGACATCGCTGGAAAAATACGAACATGCGACGTGTGGATTGGCGGACACCTTCGAAGATTCAGAAGCGTAGAGCTGCTAGAAACGCAATTGCAAGATGTCGTCGATATGCTAATGAGTTCATTCAGACTCGATGACTCAGAGAGAGAAACAGCATGCAAAGATGCTCACGTGTTATTCGAAACAATCCATCCATTCGAGGATGGGAATGGTCGAACAGGTCGTATTATTTACAATTGGCACAGAATTCGTCTGGGCCTTCCTATCCACATTATTCATGAAGGACAAGAACAACTCGACTACTACAACTGGTTTAAGTGAAGCACAGAAGAAAGTGCTTGATGCTGCTGCTAGCGGAAAGCGGTTCATGTTTGCATTCCCACGCCAATTTGGAATAACACATCTTAAAAAGTTGTGGAAAGAGAGATTCGATCCAAATAAAAAATTAGACTGATATGGCGAAATCAAAACAAATCAATACTGAGAAACTCAGTTTGAAAGAAGCAATCGAGAAGATGGAAGAAAAACACGGTGAAGGAATCATCATGAAACTTGACGGAGACAAGAAAGTAAAAATAGATGTTATCCCGACAGGGTCTGTCAGTCTTGATGCTGCTCTAGGCGTTGGCGGAATTGCGAAAGGTCGCATCATCGAGATATACGGACC